TATGCCAATGCCGGGTATCCGGTGCTGCTGGCGGCGCGGTACTCCGGCAGCCTGGGCAACCAGGTGGCGCTGGCGCTGACGCCGGGGTCGGCGGCGGGGACGTGGCGGTTCACGCTGGGTCTGCCGGGGCAGGTGGCGGAGACGTTCGACAACCTGCCGGCGCCGTCGCCGGCGGCGCTGTGGGGGAACCTAGTCAACGCCGTGAACCTCGGGTCGGGGGCGCTGCGCGGACCCAGCCAGTTATGCGTGGCGAGCCTCGGCAATGCCACGACGACGCAGCCGGCGGTGCTGGTGGGGCAGAGCCTGCTCAATGGCAGCGACGGGGCGGCGGGCGTGTCGGTCCCCGCGCTGGTGGGGCAGGACAGCCTGCCGCGCACGGGGATGTATGCGCTGCGCGGCCAGGGGTGCAGCCTGCTGCTGCTGGCCGATGCCGATGATCCCACGCACTGGACGGGCCAGGCGGGGTTCGCGCAGCAGGAGGGGCTGTATGCCATCCTGACGGGGCCGTCCGGGGACGGCATCCCGGCGGCTATCGCGACGAAGCAGGGGTCGGGGCTGGACAGCTACTCGGCCAAGCTGATGTTCGGCGATTGGGTTTACTGGAACGACCCGGTCAGCGGCACCATCCGGCTGGTGAGCCCGCAGGGGTTCGTGGCGGGCCGGCTGGCGAACCTCAGCCCGGAGCAGAGCAGCCTGAACAAGCCGCTGTACGGCGTGGTGGGGACGCAGCGCGCGGGGGTGCCCGGCAGCGCGCAGACCACCGGCTACAGCACGGCCGAGCTGGCGACGCTGCTCGGCAACGGGATCGACGTGATCGCCAACCCGCAGCCGGCGGGCAGCTTCTGGGGGGTGCGGGGCGGGCACAACTCGTCCAGCGGCGCGTCGGTGAACGGGGACAACTACACGCGGCTGACCAATTTCATCGCGGCGACGCTGTCGGCGGGGATGGGGCAGTACGTGGGGCAGGTGATCAGCGCCGGGCTGTTCCAGCGCATCCGCAGCACGCAGTTGAGCTTCCTGCAGGGGCTGCTGGGTCAGGGCATCCTGGGCAGCATCGACGGCAGCGTGCCGTTCAGCGTGGTGTGCGACGCGAGCAACAACCCGGCGGCCCGGGTGGGGCTGGGGTACGTGCAGTCGGACGCGCAGGTGCGGTACCAGGCGATCAACGAGCGCTTCATCGTGAACCTCGAGGGCGGGCAGACCGTGCAGGTCACGCGGCAGACGCTGCCGACGGGTCAAGTGGTTTAGGGAGGGCCTAGGCGATGCCAGCAAACACGTTTTCGACTGGGCGGGACTGCCAGCTCGTGGTGATCGCTCCTGCGGTGGGGGGACAGGCGGGGTCGCGGGTCGATCTGACGCATGTGACGGGGTTCGAGAGCCGGCAGATGACGCATCCGATCCGGATCGACCGGCTGGATGGGGTGCACCTGGCGGCCGAGCTGCCGAAGGGGTGGGAGGGGCACTTCGACCTGGAGCGCGGCAGCTCCGCGGCGGACGACTTCATCAATGGGCTGGAGCAGGCTTGGATCACGCAGGGGGTTCTGCTGGGGGCGACGCTATACCAGTACATCGCGGAGCCTGATGGCAGCACCAGCACGTACCAGTTCGAGGCAGCGGTGTTCAAGCTGTCCAACGCGGGGGCTTGGAAGGGCGATGCGCCGGTGCGGCAGCGGCTGGAGTTCTTCGCCAGCCGGCGCAAGCGGATTTAGGCTGCTTGCTCCCTCTCTCTGCGGGAGGGGGACGGGGTGAGGGGGCCGCAAGGGCCGGCCTTGGCCTGGATGAGCGTTTTGCTGGCGGCAGCGGACGGGCTTGCGGCCTCCCTCACCCCGGCCCTCTCCCGCGGAGGGAGAGGGGGAAGAAGAGAGATCCTTATGGACACTCCATCTGAACGCATCATCGCCGAGGCGGGGCGGCCCCTGCAGGCCACCGACGCCGCTGGGCGCACGCTGGAGCTGCGCCGGCCCGGGGCGCTGGACCGGCTTCGCCTGTTCAAGGCGCTTGGGCCGGTGCTGTCGGGCAACGACCGTTATGTTGGGTATGCCATGCTGGCGTACTGCGTGCAGGCCATCGACGGCGTGCCGGTGCCAGCCGCGCTGAGCGAGGCGCAGCTTGAGGCGCTGGTGGGCCGTCTGGGCGATGCCGGGCTGGCGGCGGTTGGCGAGGCGCTTTCCAGCCCAAACTAGCCGGCGCCGCCGGGGCGCCTGACCCGGCGGCGCTGCGAGGGCTGGTAGGGCAGGCGGACCTGGTCGATTGCCTGTTCCTGGTCCGCAACGGGGTGCCGCTGGACGTGGCGTTCTCGCTTGATGCGCAGGAGCGGACGGCATGGGTGATCGCGATCGGCCAGATGGACGGCCTGACGTGGGATTGGGCGGCGATGGCTTGGACGGTCCAGTGAACGCAGGGCCAGTGAACGCAGGGCCAGTGAGCGCTGGGCTGGCCTATGGCGCGGATACCTTGATGCTGCGGTTGGAAGGGATGCCCTCGCCGCCCCGCCCCGCCCCGCCGCTGGACGGATGGCGCGGCTGCGGCCGAGGAGGAGCCCGCGATGATCGACGCCTACGAGGTTGGCATCAACCTGGCCCTGCAGGACGGCGTCAGCGCCGGGCTGCAGGTGATCATGCAGGAGCTGCAGGCGCTGGATGCCGCTGTGGCTGCCAGCTCTGGGCGGCTGGAGGCGTTGATGAGCCAGGCTGGAATGGCCCAGGCTAGTATGGCCCAGGCTGGGGCTGCGGTGCGCGCCGTGGGCCGGGTGGCGGGCACGCCGGCGCCCGCTGCGGCTGTGGCGGATGCTGCGCCGGCTGCGGCGGCGTCGGCCGCTGCCCCTTCCGGGACGGTGGCGGCCGCGGCGGCACCGCCTGCAGGGCCGGACCCGGTGCCGGGCTTGCCGGACCGTGCCGCCTCGGCGAGCTTGGCCGCCTCCGCAGTCCCGCCGTCCCCGCCGCGCGCCTCTGCTGCGATGGAGCCTCGGGTCCTTCGAGCCGCGCTGGATGCCGCGCCAAGCGTCATGCCCGCAGCTTCACGCCCGGCCGCGCCTGCGGGGGAGGTCGTTGCAGCCGCGTTCACTGCGCCTGCGGAGGTGCCGCCCTCGGCAGACCCGCCGCGGACGGCTTCTCCGTTGCCTGCCTCGCCGGCATCGGCGCCACCGGCAGCGCCCTCTGGGTGGCGTGCCCCGCCAGCGCCCCTGCGCCCGGCCGCAGCGGCACCCCCGCCGCAAGGTGCATCGCGGATCGAGTTGGCGATGCTGCTCCCGCCCCTGCCCGTCATGGCGGCCCCGGACGGCCCACGGCCGATCCTGCGCGTCCCAGCCTCGGCGGCGATGCCCTCCATCATGCTGCCGATGGCCCCGCCGGCCGCACCGCCTGCGGTCCAGCCGCCGCGTGGCCCGCCGGCCGCCCCGATGGCGCCCGCACCGGATGCGCCGTCACCGCCTGGCGCTCCGCCGTTTGCCGCCCGGCCTGCCGCCCCGCCGCCGCCGCAGGCTGACGCCGGCCGTGGCGGAGGCGATGTGATGCTGGATGGGCGGCTGGTAGGTCACTGGTTGGCCGACCGCATGGGCCGTGATGCCGCCCGGCCGCCTGCAGGGACCACGGGGTTCGACCCTCGGCAGTCCCCGGCCTGGACCCCGGCAGGCACGCTGTAGCTTGCGGCGCTTCTCCCGTTCCCTCCGAGGGAGCGGGGGCAGAGCAGACATGAGGTTGTTCGATCATGCTTATCCTTGGCCCTATCCTGTTCCGGGACTTCGAAGTCCCCCAGCACATCACCCTCGGCGGGCGGCAGCGCCTGGCCGTGCACCAACTGCCGGGCGGCGTCCGGGTGGTCGATGCCATGGGCGCCGACGATGCGGAGCTGGGCTGGTCCGGCATCCTGTCCGGGCCCGATGCCGGCGCCCGTGACCGCGGCCTGGATAGCCTGCGCCGTGGCGGCCTGGCGTGGCCACTGGCCTGGGATGGCTGGCGCTACACCGTGATCATCTCGCGCTTCGAGGCCGACAGCGCCAATCCATGCTGGCTGCCCTACCGTATTTCCTCCTGTGTGCTGGCCGAGGGCGACCTGGCGGCGCCGGAGCTGCTGCCGCTTGACCCCACGGCGGGCGAGGCGGCGGCGTTGGGCGCCGGGCCGGGGCTGGATGACCGGCTGATTGCGGCGGGCGCAGGATTGGCTGGGCCGGGCCTAGCCGGGGTGCTGGCCGCGGCCGGCAGCACGGCGCAGCTCGCCACGGCGCGGGCGTTCTCGTTGGCGCTTGGCGCATTGGGGGCGGCATGACCACCATCACCGTCGTGGGCGGCGACCTGTTCCGGCTGGCGATGGAGCGGTTGGGCGACGCCACCCAATGGAACCGCATCGCCGCGCTGAACGGCCTGGACGACCCGGTGCTCACCGGCCTGGTCACGCTGCAACTGCCTGGTGTGGACCCGGGCGCAGGCGGCGGCATTGCCCGGTAGCCCTCGCCAGCCCCGGCTGCAGGTCCTGGCGGGCGGCGTGGCGCTGCCTGGCGCGATCCTGGCGGAGGTCAGCAGCAACAACCACCTCGCCGCCGACCGCTTCCGCCTGCGCTTGGTGGCCCGGGGGTTGGACCCGGCGCTGCTGGCGGGCCGGTTGGATGTGCAGGCCGGGCTGGATGGCGGCTGGACCAGCCTGTTGCTCGGCGCCGCCGACAGCCTGCACTTCGATCCGATCCGGGGCACCTTGGACGTGGAGGGGCGCGACCTGTCGGCGGCCCTGGTGGAGGCGCGGGTGAACGAGACCTTCGCCAACCAGACCAGCAGCGAGATCGCAACCACCTTTGCCGGGCGGCATGGCCTGGAGGCGGACGTGACGGCGACCTCGGTCCCGGTCGGGCGGTATTACGGCGCGGAGCATGACCGGCTGACGCTGGGGCAGTTCTCCCGCGCGGCGACCGAGTGGGACCTGCTGGCGGCGTTGGCGAGGCAGGAGGGGTTCGACCTGTTCATGGACGGGCCGCGCCTGCACTTCGGACCTGCCGCCGCCGCGCCGCCGGTCGTGCTGCGGGTGCAGGATTGCGTGAGCCTGGAGATCGAGCACCGGCCGGCGCTGGGCGACACGCAGGTGCAGGTGCAGAGCTGGGGGACGCGGGCGGGGGTGGCGGTGACGGCGACCTCTGGTTCGGGGTCGCGCCGGCATGGGGTGGTGCGGCCGAACCTGCCGGCGGACCAGGCGCAGCGGCTGGCGGACCGCACGCGGGCGGACCTGCAGTGCCATGAGTGGCAGGTGCATGCCTCGGTGCCTGGCGAGCTGGCGATCACCGCGCGCAGCCGGGTGTCGCTGCAGGGCGCGGGGGCGGCGTGGGACCGGGTGCTGCAGGTCGCGGAGGTCAGCCGGCACCTGGATGCGCGGCGCGGCTTCACCCAGCGATTGGTGCTGCAGGGGGTTCCCGATGGACAAGCTGCTTAACGCGATCAAGGGCCACACTGCGGCGCAGGACGCCGCCGCCGGGCAGCCGCGGTTCGGGGTGGTGACGAGCGTCGATGCCCGGGCAGGTACGGCGCGGGTGCAGTTGCAGCCGGAGGGGGTGCTGACGGGGTGGCTGCCGTTGCTGAGCCCCTGGGTGGGGGCGGGGTGGGGGGGTGTCCTGCCCGCCTTCGCCGGGGGACCAGGTGATGGTGCTGGCGCACGAGGGCGACGCCGAGCATGGGGTGATCGCCGGGCGGGCATGGAGCGACAAGGCGCAGGCGCCGGATACGCCGGCGGGTGAGCTGTGGCTGACGCACCGGAGCGGGAGCTGGGTGCGGCTGCTGAACGACGGGACGGTCTCGGTGAAGGGCGACCTGCATGTGGACGGGGACGTGTTCGACCGCTCGGGGTCGCTGGACCGGCTGCGGCAGCATTACGATGGGCATAAGCATTCGGACCCGCAGGGCGGGGTGTCGGGGGTGGCGGACCTGCAGGATTAGGGTCTCGGCAATCTTTGTCGCCGGACGGAACGGTGCCCTTGCCCCCCTCTACGGTTCAGCGGACCTGGCGAGGGGAGGCAGGAACGGCCGCGCCGTTCGCATCGCAACGGGCTCGTTGAACGCCAAGGCAAGCCGGCGCATGTTGGCTACATGATCGGCTTCATGCTCAACGACCCGAGACGGCCCAGCGGACCTAAGCCGTCGCCGGACCGCGGCCCCGGGATCGTGCGCGTGGTGTCCAACCCGGGCATCCTTGGCGGCCTGCCCGTCGTTGATGGAACCCGGGTTCCAGCGGCGACGCTGCTGGACTACCTGCGCCATGGCTACTCCGACCTGGACATCCTGGAGGACTATCCCTCTCTGCCGGCAACGTGGCGCGATGCCATCGAGACTTGGGCGGATAGCACGCATGGGCCTGGCTGGCGCAACAGCCCGACACACGCCGGCTGATAGAAGCTGCCACGGCTCCTGATCGACGAGTGCCTGTCCGTGGCGCTTGTGGAGGTGGCGAACGATCGCGGCTACCCTGCCGATCACGTATTCCGCATCCGCAAAGCTGGTGCGCTCGACCGTGACTTGGTCCGGGTGATCGAAGCGGAGAGCTACCTGTTCGTCACGAACAACCGGCAGGACTTCCTGAAGCTGCACGGCGAGCTGTCGATCCATAGGGCCTGATCGTCATCATCCCGAGCGTCAGGAAGAACGAGCAGGTCAGGCTGTTCGCGCTGGCCTTGGATTGGCTGGACCAATCGGCCGATCCGGTGAATCAAGTCATGGAGATAGACGCCGGCGGCGGGATCGCTGTCCGGCCGTTGGCTGCCCCGGGGCTGTAGCTCCGCACGTCAGGGCGCCGTTTCAACATCCACCCAGGAGCACCCCCAATGTCCGACGCGCACCACGCCTGGGGCGGGGACCTGTCCGTCTCGCCCACCGGGGACCTGCAGACCGCCACCGGCCCCGCCCTGGGCACCGAGCGCGTACTGCGCCGCCTGCTCACCAACCCCGGCGATGACCTCTGGCAGCCCGGCTACGGCGCCGGCCTCGCCCGCTTCGTCGGCCAGCCTGCCGACCCCGCCGCCATCCGCGCCCTGGTCCGCCAGCAGATGCTGCGGGAGGCCGCAGTGGCGCCGGACCCCGACCCGGTCATCGAGGTGCAGTCCGACCCCGGCGGCAGCCTGTCCGTCCAGGTCCGCTACGCCGACGCCGAGACGGCCGAGGCGCAGACCCTCACCCTCCAGCTTCCCACCCTTCAAGCATTGGGGTAGCCCGCCATGCAGCTTCCGTTGCAGGACTTCGCCACCATGGTCCGGACGCAGGCCGCCGCGGTGCGCGGGTCGGCCAGCAGCCTGATCGACCTGTCCGTCGGCAGCGTGCTGCGCGCCGTGCTGGAGGCCAACGCCTCGGTGGGCCTGTGGGTGCAGTGGCTGATCGTGCAGGTGCTGGCGACCACGCGCGCCGCCACCAGCGCGGGTGCCGACCTGGATAGCTGGGTGGCGGACTTCGGGCTGGCGCGGCTGCCGGGCATCCCGGGTACGGGGTTCGTGACGTTCAGCCGCGGGGTGCCAGGGCTGGCGGCGGTGGTGCCGGTGGGCGCGCAGGTGCGGACGGCGGACGTGCCGGCACTGGCGTTCACGGTGTCGGCCGATCCGTCCAACCCGGCGTGGACCGGCGGCGGCTATGCACTCGGTGCAGCGGCCTTGTCGGTGACGGTGCCGGTCGTGGCCGTGCGGGCCGGGCAGGCGGGGAACGTGCGGCCGGGGCTGATCGTGCAGCTCGGCACCGCCCTGCCCGGCGTGGATGCGGTCAGCAACCTCGGCCCGTTGTCCGGTGGGCTGGATGCGGAGGCGGATGCGGCGCTGCGGACGCGGTTCGGCGGCTTCATCGACAGCCGCACCCGCGCCACCGGGCAGGCGGTCGCCTGGGCGGTGCTGAGCCTGCGCCAGGGCCTGTCGGTGTCGATCGCCGAGCGGGTGGACACCGCAGGGGCCGAGCGGGCCGGGCACTTCACGGTTACGGTGGACGACGGCACCGGCGCGCCTGGGGCGGCCCTGCTGGCGGCGGCGGGTGCTGCGATCGAGGCGGTGCGGCCGGTCGGCAGCACCTACTCCGTGCGCGGGCCGCTGGTGGTGCTGGCGAACGTGACGCTGCACCTGGCTGGAGGCAGCGCGGCGTTGGTGCAGGCGACGGTGATTGGGTACATGCAGGGGCTGCCGCTCGGCGCCGGGCTGACGCTGTCCCGGCTGGTGCAGTTGGCGCATGACGCCGACCCGGCGGTGGCCAGCGTATTCGGTGTCACCATCAATGGCTTGGCCCTGGACCTGACGGTGCCGGTGCAGGGGTTGGTGCGGCCCGGCAGCATCCAGGTGCTGGCACAATGAGGGGCGACCTGGCTGACGTGCTCGCCCGGCTGCGCCTGGCCCTGCCGCGCCGCTGGTTCGGGGACGTGGCGCCGGTGCTGGACGGGCTGCTGTCTGGCCTGGCTTCGGGGTGGGTGGGGCTTTACGCGTTGCTGGGGGTGGTGCGGCGGCAGTCGCGCCTGGCCACGGCGACGGACAGCTTCCTGGACCTTGCCAGCGCCGACCTGTTCGGCGGCGGCCTGCCGCGGCGTAGAGGCGAGGCCGATGACGCCTTCCGCGCCCGCATCGGCCGCGCGCTGCACCGGGAGCGGACGACGCGCACCTCCCTTTCGGATGCCGTGGCGGAGCTGGGGGCGGCGATTGCGGTGTTCGAGCCGGCGCGGCCGTTGGACACCGGCGTCTATGGCGGGCCTGGCCTGGCCTATGGCGTGGCTGGCGGCTGGGGGTCCCTGGCGATGCCGCTGGAGTGCCTGGCGGTGCTGACGCCGGACACGCCGGACGTGCAGGCCGCCCTGGTGCAGGCGCTGCCGGCCGGCGGCGTGGCCTGGGTGCGGGCCGCTTAGCTTCTCCCTCCTCCTCCGGGAGAGGAGCAGAACGCAGAATAAGGAAGTCCTCATGGACCGTCAGATCGTCTATCCCGGGTCGATCCCGCTCGATACCGACCTGCTGCACATCCAGCGCAATGCCATGGCGGCGATGGGCGCGCTGGCGCGGTGCGTGCTGGGGACCGGGGCAGTGGCGGACGGGCTGGGCTGCGTGCCGGTGGCGTCGGGATGGGGCGTCGTGGTGGGGCCGGGCAGCCTGACCTCGCTGGGCACCGTGGATGCGGCGCCGTTCGGCTCGCTGGGCGCGGATGCGACGCCGCTGGTGCAGACGGGGGTCAACACGGGGTTCACCACCCTGAGCTTCACCGGCCCGCCCGATGGCAGCACCGTGCTGTGCTGGCTGGTGCAGGCGGCGCTGGGGCCGCAGGACGCCGGGCCGGTGGCGCTGCCGTACTGGAACGCCGGCAACCCTGCCGTTCCCTGGAGCGGCCCCGGCAACGGCGGCCAGGCGCAGAACACCCAGCGGCTGCTGCGGGTGGCGCTCTCGATGAAGCCTGGCACGCCGCAGGCGCTGGGCGACCCGCAGCCGCCCGCGGCGGACCCGGGGTGGGTCGGGCTGTACAGCGTCCTGACCTACGCCGGGCGGCCGCAGACCGTGCAGGTGGACATCGCGGTCCTGCCCGGCGGGCCGTTCCTGCCGTTCGTGCTGCCGCAGCTCAGCCCCGGGTTCAGCCGGCAGGAGGCGTTCGGCGTCACCACGACCTGGCGGGTGCCGCTGGGGGTGCGGCTGGCGCGGGTGCGCGCGGTGGGC